TCTCGGTCGCGGGGCCGGAAGGCGCCTATCAGTATCATGCGCTGATCGTTGCGCCCTGGGCGCGGGACGTCTCGGCGGTCTCGCGCCGTCCCGGCGTGGTGCGCGTCACGGTGCTGAAGGAAGGTCCCAATCCCGTGCCAATACTCCCCGAGCGGGAGACCATCCGGCTTCATCTCAAGGACGAGGCCATTCGTCCTCTCACCGATGTGGTCGAGGTGATGGCCCCGGCTATCCGGCGCTCCCGGATCGTGGCGAGGCTCACACTCTATCCCGGCCCCGATGGCGAGTTGGTGCGCCAGCGGGCGCTCGCCGCAGTCACCACATGGGTGGAGAAGAACCGCATGCTCGGCGTGAACCTCCGCCGCTCGGCGCTCTATGCGGCCCTGCATCAGGAGGGCGTGCATTCGGTCGATCTCGTGTCCCCGGCGGAAGATCTCGTCCTCGATGTGACAGAGGTCTATGCCATGGACGCCATCGAGGTGAGCGTGAGTTCGATCCGCGATGAGTGACGCCATGACCCGGCAGACCCTGCTCCCGCCAAACCACTCACCTTTCGAGGAGGCTTTCGACCTCACGGGTGCGCGCATCGATGAGCTTCCCGTCGATCTGAGCAAGCTGGTGCGGCCCTGGGAGATCCCGCCCTCGCACCTGCCATGGCTGGCCTGGGGCCTGTCGGTCGATCTCTGGGAACCGGACTGGTCAGAAGAAAGGCACCGGGCGCTTACGGCGCGGGCGCTGCCGATGCATGCGCGGAAGGGCACGCAAGCCTCGATCGCCGAGCATATCCGCATCATGGGGGCGGATCCCCGCCGCTTCATCGTGCCGCCAGCCAAGACCTTCCTGGTGGAAGCACTCACGGAAGACGAACGGCAGGTCTTCCTCGCGCGATTTCCGCAGCTGCGCATCTATCCCTTCGTGACGCGCGGGACATATCGCTTCGCCCACTTCACCTCGGCAGCCTTCAGCAGGGTCAAGGCCTTTCTGGATGAATCCTGCATCAAGGACGTCGGGGCGTGGTCAAGGTTCATCCGGACGGCCAAGCTCTGGGACCGGGGCGCGGAAACCACGCTCACCATCCGGGCCGTGACGCCCGAAGGCGTCGGGCGGTTCCATGCCGCCGCGTTCGACGAGGTGGTGCTCGGCGCCAAGCCGACAAGCGCGCTGCATCTCGATGCGCCGCCCAAGGCCAAGGCGTTTCTGGTGGATGATTACGGCGTCGCGCAGCGCCTGATCCGTATCCCGCGTGATGCCAGCTATTCCTGGCGGTTGGGCCGTGAGAGCTACACCACCACCTATCCAGACGCTGATCTGGTTGATGTGCGCCCCCAGTTCATTACTGAACAGCACCCTGGGCAGCCAACAGCGCTCTATTCGACCAGCCGGCAGTTCATCAGGGGCAAGCATCTGCCGCCCAGTATCGCTTGGCGCTTCATCTATGAGCGCTGGCATATCCACGACCCGAACCGGGTGCCGGATGTCCGTGTCCGTTCAACGCACCTTGGATTCACGCGGCTTGGCATGCCGCCCTATCACGCGGAGGTCCGGTCCCGGATCATCGGCAAGCAGGCCCCGCGCACCGCGGGCCTCTTTGTCACCGGTCACCTGGTGACCGGCAACCGCAAGCCCATCTCTCAGGTCCGCGAGGCGGTGCGCGTCTCGAAGTCTCTGAGGGACCGGATCCTGCTCGACACGAAGACCCATCGCCTTCCGCGCGCCGGCGACCGGCTCAAGACCGGAACCGTGACGCTCGGACGCTTCATCGCGGCATAGAAGACCTCAGTCGCGTTCGCATACGAACCCCGAGTCTTCGCCATTGTGGATGTAGATGTGCCCGACGAGCCGGCCGGCGGTGCCGAGTGCTGCCCATCCGCGGCCGCAGGCGGGGTCCCTGTCGTCGTGTCCTTCCCACGAGAACTCCGCGCAGGCGGATCCGTCGCGTGCGCCGTAACGAACGTCGAGAAAGCCCTTGAGCGCGCCGAAGGCGATTTCGCCGTCCGACGCGCCCCGGAACGTCAGGTGCGCTTCCTCATTGAGGTCAAGCATGTCGTCGTCCCAATTGTCCATCTCGACGATCCGCCATCTGCCGATAAAGGCCTTGGCGAGGGAGGGAACCCTGGTCATCAGCCAGTCTCCACGGTGAACATGATCGATCATGCGAGACTGTGGGACGCTGGCGCAAAGATCAAGACCAATGCCGCGCGCTCGCCGGCCCGGCGCCCTGCGACCAGGCTCTGGCATTTCTCGGCGGGTAGAATTTCGAACATGCCAAGAGGAACAGACACGTGGAACAGACCGTCATCTTCAGGGACCGGCAGGAATTGCAGTCTGCCGATCTCAACAACGCGCAAGATTTCGCGCGGGCGTCCCTCGACCATGTGGTGAAGGACGCGATCGACGGCGGCAAGGCCTATACCGGCTTCAGTGCGTCCAAGACGGCGGCCACCGAGATCACCCTGTCGCCGGGCCGCTATTATGCCGGGGGCCAGGTCTTCGCCCGCAACGAGAACGTGGTCATAGACCTGTTCAATTCGCTACCGCTGGTGACCAGGAAGCGCGTCGCCATCGTGGCCTTCGGCCAGTCCGTCGATACCGACGTACAGCCCCGGGATTTCCTGATCGACGCCCAGCTTGGCACCACCGAACCGCAGGCGGTCGCCATGGAGAACATGCGCCGCGCCGAACTGTCGGCGGTCGCTGGCGTGGAAGGTCCCGATCCCTCCTATCCCCCCACCGATGCCGCCACCGTGGTGATCTGCTATGCCGTTCTCGACACCGCGGGCATCGTCTCGATCGAGCAGTGGGTGCCCACCCAGCTTCCCAATCTCAGGCTGGTGGCCAACCGGGTCTCGGCCCTCGAGGTCTGGCGGGGTCAGATCAGCGGCCAGGTCGACACGCTGAGGACCGACCTCTCGGCGCTGGCCGACCGGCTGGGGGCCTATGCGCTCAAGAGCGAGACGGTGGACCTCACCGAGCAGCTCGAGGAACTCCGCCGCAAGGTCTACGAGCCCGGCGCCTACATCTATTACGGCACCAATCATTTCCTGACCGACGAAGGCTCCAACTTCGATCACCCTGCCTTCGATGCCATTGTGGGGGAGGGAGTGCGCTTTCCCGAGGCGGGCACGGCCACTTCGGCCTTGGCGCTCCTCAACCCGAACAATGCCTTCGTCACCGTGAACGGCGGCTTCGTCCTGCCGAAGTATTCCCACGGGCTGCGCATGAACCTCGCCGGCTATTCGGGCGAACTGCGCATGGCGCAGTACACCTTCGAAACCACCGCCATCCGCCAGCTGTTCCGCTCCCGCGAGCGCCGCCGCTATGGTGCTACCAAGCAGGTCTGCACCAATTCGGCCTGGTGGCGGCAGGGGATCTACGACCAGGCCGCCAGTACCTTCACCCGCAACGGCGAGACCTGGGAGGTGGTGAACGGCATTCCCGACCGCATGCCCAACGGCCAGGTCATCCCGAACGGCAACGTCCACTGGGTGCGTCTGACGCAATTCTGGATCGACATCTTTCTCGAGCCGTACTGGGACCGGGTGACCGCCACCACCACCCTGAACGGCCAGCAGGTGGCTCAGACCTTCCTCAACTCGCAGGACGGCTGGCTCACCCAGGTGGGATTGTATTTCAGCCGGAAGGCGGCGGCGGGCGATGTCCATGTGCTGGTCTGCGAGACCGGTTTTGGCATGCCGGACCTGTCGCGGGTGATTTCCCGGACGGTGCTGCCGGTGGCCGACATCCAGGTCGGGGCCGTCGCCGCCAATGCCGCACTTCCGGCGCTTCTCGAGACCACCATCCCCATCATCCCGGCCTATCTGGTCTCCGGCCGTCGCTATGCCATCGTGCTGGTGACCACGGGCGACCATTACGTCGCCATGACCAACACCGACAACGGCATCGTCCAGGGCACCTTCTTCGTCTCGACCGACGGGGCCTTTTTCGCCGGCAATCTCGTCGACGACCTCAAGATGCGGCTCTACTTCGCCAAATTCGAGCGCTCCCGCCTCTCGGTCGAGCTGAGCCCCCTGCAGCTGGCCGGCGGCATCCTCGATCTCGACATCCTGAACGAGGGCATCACGCCGCCTGCCTGCCGCACCGATTTCGAGGTGCAGGTGAACGGCGCCTGGATCCCGCTCGACGGGGCGCCCAATGGTCCCAACCTGTCGGGGCTGCCGGCGATCCTGCCGCTGCGGGTGACCCTCACCGGCACCACCGACCTGATGCCGGGCTTCGGGCTGAGCAACTCGCAGGCCATCGTCAGCCGGTCCAAGACGGCCTTCACCTGGGTGGGCGAGACCCGGACACTGGGGTCTCCCACCACCAGCATCAAGATCATCACCGACCTCCAGGCCTTCGACGAGACGAAGCACGATTGCACCGTGACCTTGGCGACCGGCGCGGACCTGTCCGGCAGCGAAACCGCCGATGTGGTCGAGGACGTCGTTCTCGCCAACGGCGCGCTCCGGCGGACCTCGGTGTTCAACCTGACGGCGGTCAGCACCTATGCCGTCAGGATTGTCGGATCCACGACCAGTGCGGCCGAGCAGTTCCTCGTCGCGGAACTGATTGAGTTCGCCCAGTCGTAAGAGCTACAGGCAGGAGAGCGTGATGGCTAGCAAGCCCACCCATTACAAGATCACCGTCAACAGACCGCTGGAACTGGCGAACGCCCGCTTCCGGCCCAGCGCGCGCTATACCGTCAAGGCTGCGGTCCACGATGCGCTTCGCGAACAGGCGGCGGATGCCATCGCCGCCGCCGAGCCGATGCTGATGGAGTGACAGCGCCATGTTGAGGTTCGAGGATCTCCGGGTCCGCGACAGCCAATCGCTCGACCGGGACTTCTTCAACCGGCGCTTCCGGCTGATCGCCGAAGCGTTGGGGCA